TCCAGTGGAAGAGCATCGTTTAGGTGGAGAACATATTATTAGTGTTGTTTATCCTGATAATAATATTGTTGATAATTTTGCGAATAGACTTCGTGAGATTGGAATGTCTGATGATAAAATTTTCTTCCCAGAGGAGGTAAAAGAAGATGGAAGTGAAAGCGAATCTGATCAAGCTGCATGATGAATGGATCATTGCTCAAGTAGAACCAATAGAAGGTAGTGACAGTTTACCAGGTGACCCTGATGTGTGGATGATTGAACCTTATATGGTAGACTATGATGGTAAACTAACCTTATGGGCAGAACATTCTTCTGAGCGTGAGTTTAATGTTAGATCTTCTGATTTAACAGTTGTTACTAATCCAAGCAAGTCATTACTTGCTCGTTATCTTGAATGTCTTGAATGAAGTTTTACACTAGTGTAGAGCAAGCAGGCAATCGTTTGCTTGTACGTGGTTATGAAAATGGCAATCGTTACAGCGTCAGGGTTCCTTTTAATCCTACGCTGTATTTGCCTACAAAGAATTATTCTAAATGGAAAACACTAGAAGGAGAATGTGTAGAACCACATAAGTTTGGTTCTATTAAGGAAGCACGAGACTTTGTTAAACAGTATAAAGAAGTTCCAGATTTTGATATCTATGGTAACTCTCGTTTTCTTTATCAGTATATTGCTGAACAACATCCAGAAGAAGAACTAAAATTTGATGGTAGTAAAATTCGTGTCTTTACTATTGACATTGAGACTGCTGCTGAAAATGGGTTCCCTGATATTGAAAGTGCTGATCAGGAGATTCTTGCTATCTCTATCAAAGATAGCTTCTCTGGTCGCATTACTGTCTTTGGTGCTAGACCTTTTGATAACAAAGATCCTATGGTGGATTACATGCACTTCAGATCTGAAGAAAGCATGATGGGAGCATTCCTTGAATTCTGGCAGGAAAATTATCCTGATGTAATTACTGGATGGAATGTTCAGTTGTTTGATATGCCATACATCCATAATCGTATTAGTCGTATTATGGGTGAGAAGTTTGTTAAACTTTTATCCCCTTGGAGATTAGTATCTCAACGTGAGATTTATATTAAAGGACGTAGACAGCTTGCTATTGATACTCTTGGTATATCATGTTTAGATTATCTTGAATTGTATAAGAAATTTACTTATCAAAACCAAGAGAGTTATAGACTTGATCATATCTGTATGGTTGAACTTGGACAGAAGAAGTTAGATCACTCTGAGTTTGATACATTCAAAGAGTTCTATGAAAACGATTGGCAAAAGTTTATTGAGTACAACATCTATGACGTTAAGTTGGTAGATCAACTTGATGACAAGATGAAACTGATTGAACTTGCATACACCATGGCATATGATGCTAAGGTAAACTACGAGGATGTTTTCTCTCAGGTTAGGATGTGGGATAACTATATCTATTGTGAGTTAAACAAACGTAAGATTGCTATTCCTCCTAAGAAGCAAAATGATAAATCTGAAAAATACGCAGGTGCTTATGTCAAGGAACCGAAACCAGGATTCTATGATTGGGTGGTCAATTTTGATCTCAACAGTCTTTATCCTCACCTTATTATGCAATATAATATCAGTCCAGAAACCCTCAGGGAGGCTAGACATCCCAGTGCGAGCGTTGAGGGGATCTTAAAGAAAGAGACTAAGATTGATGGTGAGTTTGCTGTGTGTGCTAATGGAGCACAGTATCGTAAAGATCAGCACGGGTTCTTACCATTGATGATGCAGAAGATGTATGACTCTAGGGTCATATTCAAGAAGAAGATGATTGAGGCAAAGAAACAGTATGAGAAAACTCCTACTGTTGAACTTTCTAAGGAGATTGCTAGATGTAACAATATTCAGATGGCAAAGAAGATATCTCTTAACTCTGCTTATGGTGCTATCGGCAATGAGCATTTTAGATACTATCGTTTAGCAAATGCTGAGGCAATAACACTCTCAGGTCAAGTCTCAATCAGATGGATTGAGAACAAGATGAATACTTATCTAAATAAACTACTCTCTACAGATAACGTTGATTACGTCATTGCATCTGACACTGACTCAATATATCTTAATCTTGGACCTCTTGTTACTAAATTTTTTAGTAATAAGTCTGACGATAAGATTCGGATCGTGGAGTTACTTGACAAGATCTGCAAAGATAAGTTGGAACCGTTCATTGATTCCTCGTATGAGGAGCTTGCAACGTATGTGGCGGCGTATGACCAAAAGATGATTATGAAGCGAGAGAACATCGCTGACCGTGGTATATGGACTGCCAAGAAGAGATACATATTGAACGTCTGGGACTCAGAGGGAGTACGATACAAAGAACCCAAGATGAAGATCATGGGACTTGAGACCGCTAGGTCATCCACACCAGCATACTTTAGGGATAAATTATATGCAGCATTCAAGATCATTATCGGCAAAACAAATGATGAGCTTATCACTTTTATCAATGATGTCCGAGCAGAGACAAGAGAACGACCCTACGAGGAAGTCGCATTTCCCAGAGGCGTTAACAACCTTGAGAAGTATCGCCACAGAACTGACATCTATAATAAAGGAACCCCCATCCACGTAAGGGGTGCTCTCTTGTATAATCATTATGTAAAGAAACATAAGATAGAAAACAAACATCCTCTCATTCAAGAGGGTGAGAAGATAAAGTTCATGTATCTTAAGACACCAAATGTAATTCATGAGAATGTTATTAGCTTCTTTGGTGAACTACCAAAAGAATTTGGTATTGAGAAGTATGTGGACTATCAAAGACAATTTGAGAAGAGTTTCTTGGAACCTCTGAAAAATGTGCTATACTGTATTGGTTGGACCCATGAGAAAACCATTACCATTACAAGTTTCTTTTCATGAGCAAGAAAATCTTTGTGGTGACATGGACTAATAATGTCGTGGGTCAAGTAAGTTCTGAGGACATTAAATGTTTTGAAGATCACGACACTGCTCTTGGGTTTGCTAAACTCATGAGTAAGAATTATAATTACGTAAACTTTTATGAGGATGAATCAACACAATGGGATTTTTAGATTCTGTAATTAAGGACAGTGGAAATGAATTTGCTAGTATTGTTAGCGATGGTGTCGCAGCAGGTGATGTTACCTCGTTTGTTGATACTGGGTCATACATTTTTAATGCTGTCGTTAGCGGCTCTCTGTTTGGGGGTATTCCTTCCAACAAGGTTACAGCCCTCGCTGGTGAAAGCAGCACTGGAAAAACTTTTTTTGCCCTTAGTGTTGTCCGTAGTTTTCTTAGTAATCATCCTACTGGTGGGGTCATTTATTTTGAGTCTGAGTCTGCTATAAGTAAGGACATGATTGAGAGCAGAGGAATTGATTCCAAACGTATGGTAATCTTTCCTGTTGCTACCATAGAAGAGTTCAGAACTCAGGCAGTGAGGATTGTAGACAAGTATATGAAGGAACCAAAGGAGGAGCGTCAACCAATGATGTTTGTTCTTGACTCTCTTGGTATGCTGAGTACATCAAAGGAGATGGAAGACATCACCAATGATAAGCAGGTCAGGGACATGACCAAATCACAATTGATTAAAGGTGCATTCAGGGTACTAACCTTGAAACTAGGACAGGCAGGTATTCCAATGCTTGTGACCAACCACACTTATGATGTGATCGGGAGCTATGTGCCAATGAAAGAAATGGGCGGTGGTAGTGGACTAAAGTACGCTGCATCTACTATAATATACTTATCAAAATCAAAAGAGAAAGAAGGAACAGACTTGGTGGGTAACATCATTAAGTGTGAATCTAAAAAATCTCGTTTAACCAAGGAGGGTTCTAAAGTTGCTACCAGATTATACTTTGATGACCGTGGACTTGACAAATATTATGGACTCTTGGAGCTTGGTGAAAAGCATGGAGTATTCAAACGGGTGGGCAACCGTATCGCCATTGGTGGTAGTAATGTTTACCCTAAGTCTATACTCAGTAATCCTGAGAAATACTTCACAGACGAAGTGATGGCAAAATTAGAAGAAGCAGCAAAAACAGAATTTAGTTATGGTAACTGATACAATTCTATTTGGTGACTGTCGTGAGACTCTCAAAGAGTTTGATGGTAAAGCTAGAATGTGTGTTACTTCACCACCTTACTATGGTCTACGTGACTATGGTGG